ATCGGTTCATACATTGGGTTGCCAAGAAGTACGGATATAGTTTTTATAGCGATGAGAATGTGGTGTCTGCGAGATACCACTCTATAATAAACCTAACGAGGTATCTTCAAAAGCATGGGGATGAGTTTGAACACGAGGGTAAGATGGTCTCAGCTATCATCTATTCGATCCGATATGGAATACTGAACTCGTACTCCGAACACAAGAGAAACGATGAGAGGGGCTTAGACATTTCTATTGAGTCCGACTTCATCTTTGATGCTAACGAAAACTCAGATACCTACAATGCATACACCAAAGCATTGGCAGTTAATGATGTTGAGTTCGGTGGATTAGATTTGCTATATAGAAACGTAGTAGAGCATAGCCTTACGGAAATGGAAAGGCAAGTTATGATTAAATCATTAGATGGATTCTCTTTGCCAGAGATAGATAATGCTTTGAGTTTAAGAGAGGGGCAATCTTATTTGGCTAAGAAAAGAGTACAGACTAAATTTAAAAAAGCAATTAAACTAGAAAACAGAAATGAGAAACAACAAGAGTTTACCCGTACTACTGACAAAGAACAAGTACAAAAGAATCTGCAATTTATACGAGAGGACAACTGGTATCGATCCATTGTTGAAGACGAGAAGAAGAGAAGTCGTTATATCAAGGCAATGTCTTTTCTACATCCTGAGAATGAAATACAATATGAAGTATCAAATGGTGGGTTGGTTAGCTGAAAAGAATCACGCAACTGTTATTCACGCAATCAAGGTTATGAAAGATATGCTTGAGATAAAAGACTCCATGACACTTACTTCCCTTGAAGCATGGGAGAGGGTTTTCAATATGGAGTTCGGCTCGGAGGGTGGACTTAAACACGCATTCGAGATGCAGTTAGATAAACTCGTTATAGAGTGTGGGCTAGAGCATAGCATTGTTGAAACGTTGTTGACAAATAGAGCAGCGGATATTAGAAAATTACAACAAGACAGTGTATCTTTGTAGTAATCAAGTTTAACTTAATACTAAAAAACTATGAGCAAGTATCAGTTTAAGACTACCAACATCAAGGGTAAGGAGTATGTTGAAGTCAATGAAAGAATCAAGTTCTTCCGATTGGAAGACAAGTACAATGGATGGTCACTTAGCACAGAGGTGATACACTTGGATGAGAACTCTTGTGTAATCAGAGCGACAATCTGTAACTCAGAAGGTATGGTGATCGCTACAGGTTTTGCCCAAGAGGACAAGTCTAGTAGCTACATTAACAAGACAAGCTATGTGGAGAATTGTGAGACAAGTGCCTGGGGCCGTGCTTTGGCTAATCTCGGTATTGGCATTGATACTTCTATTGCGAGTTCAAACGAAGTGGCCATTGCTATCGCTAAACAAAACAGTAAACCTCAAGCTCCGGCTAAGGCAACTGCTACGCTAAAAGAACTTACTGATGATGTAAAGAATCGTATGATTGAAGCAGTCAAGGATGGTAAGGTTGAAGCTGTAGAGAATGCACTACAAGGATACAAGGTTACTGCTAAGTTGAAGAAAGAAATTCTTTCTGCTTAATGAACTTTAATCCAGAAGATTTTCCACACAAGGAAGTCAAAGAGATAAGCCTTTCAAATAACAATGGCTTTGAGATTATTTTTGAAAAGCAAGAGGGCTTTGATGATATAAGAGTTTGGCAAAAATTGTACGGAGAAACAGTTTTTATAATGTCTGTTGATAGACACGATCTTGCAGACTTATTGTATAATCTAGAAGACTTATTGTAATGGACGTACTTGAGAAATTTAAAGATGATGAAGCATACTATGCTGACAAGGACTATATGTCTAATAGTATGTTAAAGCTTTTAAGACAATCTCCTACCAAGTTTCATTTAATGAGACAAGGTAAGTGGTCTTATCCTTCAGCTAGTTTCTTTGATGTAGGCACAGCACTTCATGCTTTGTTTCTCGAAGGTGTCGATAAGACAGTTCTCTGGAACGGCACAAGAAGAGGTAATGATTATAAAGAGTTTAAGGCACTACACGAAAACAAATTAGTATTGCCTAAAAAAGATTATGACCTTGTTCATAATATGTACGACAAGCTTATGAAGCTTACAGAGGTTGATGAATTAATGGGGCTTAAATTTGAAGCAGAGGTTCCAGGAATTACTGAACACATAACTGATAGCTTTGCTAAGATAAATCTAAAAGGAAAGGCAGATGCTTTGGTCTTTGATGGAGACACTAACTACATCGTAGACTTAAAGACTACTGCTAAATCACTTGAGGATTTTAAGAAGAGTGCAAGATGGATGATGTATAATCAACAAGCTTATTTGTATTGTAAACTTTTTGATGTCGATGATTTTTATTTCTTGGTGATAGAGAAAGAGTTCCCTTATGAAGTTGGGATATTCAAAGCAAGTGATGAGTTCTTGCACAGCGGTAAAATGCAATTTGAAAAATCCATAAAGATGTACGAGGATCTTTTTCTCAACCAAGAGTTTAACCCTTATAATGTAATGTATGGCGAAATTTAATAAGTATGAGAATGTATGTCTGCACGCTTGTTCATCTGTAACAGGTATAAGTATTGTGGATATAATGGGCAACAATAAAAAGCAAGAGGCTGTAATGGCCAGAGCTTTGTCTTGCTCAGTATTAAAGTTCTGTGGTTTTGGAATCCGTGAGATTTCTAGAATCACGAACACCGATCCTAAAGGAGTGTCTATCTATATAGCTGGACACGATGATAGAATGGAGGATGTTAGATACAAGAGGTCTTACTCTAAGGCTGTATCTTTTATTCATACATATGAAGAGTTTTCTGACGAAGGCTTGAACGATAAGGTTCAGATATTATACGAGAACCTTATGGAATTAAATGCAAAGTACGATCACTTAAAAGAATTACTAATCAATAATTAAATTAAAAATGGCAGACAAGGTATTTGTAGGAAAGACTACAGTAGTGAACACAAAGTTCGGACAAATTGTAAAGGTGGCATTAGGCCCACAAGATTTCGAAGTGCTAACCAATTCAAAGAATGATAAGGGTTGGGTTAATCTAGAAATCAAAGACAAAAGAGATGGTGGCAAGTACATCCAATTACAAGGAGAGTACACTGGGAAGCCACAAGCCGCAGCAGTTAACGACACTGATGATGGTTTACCATTCTAATTTTTCTATGTTTTAGTTGTATTGATAGTAGGGGGGCATTGCCCCCCTTCTTTAACTTAAGTAATGCTTGACACATTTAATGATACAAAGTAAGGGTAAAACCTGACGATATAGCACACAAAGTAAGGGTGAAACCTTACGATGTATGTGTAAGCATATAAAGAAACGTAAAACCATTAATTTGTATGCACATACATATAACCTTTAAAAATAGGCGCACACATATAAAAGTAGGCGCAAACCTTTAAAACAAAAGAGAAATGAAAACACCAATGCAAGAGTTGATTGAGCAACTCAAAAAAGAAGCACAATTTATAAGCGACAATGACCATATTGAAGATAGAATGTGGAGAAATGGATTGCGTGAGGCAATAGAAAGAGCAGAATCAATGCTTGATAAAGAGAAAGAGTCTTATTGTGAGTTTGCTGAAGAATATGTGGGTAGTTGTCTAATTGACTACCCAAAAATCAAAATAATATTTGACCAAACCTTTAATAATTAAGAACTGACCCCACCCCTTACCCATAAGAACAAGGCGCATAGGCTCTGCAAGGTACACGCAGTTAATGGGGTCTTTTTTAACCTTTAACACCAAAGAGAAATGAACTACATAAAAATAGCAAAATGGTTTTATCAGCAAGGGCGTGATGACCAAGTATACGATAAGAGCAGAACTTTTGAAGAGGCTTTGAATCATTACATAGAAACCCAAAACGCCAAAGAGAGATGAATGAAGAAGGTCAGATGATATATTTTGTAAAGGTAAAAGTTGCCTACAAAGTAAAGAAAGGTAATGGTTACGTTAATCACTACAGGACAATGGAGTTCCCTACTAGGATGAAAACCATTGATGATATAAATGTTAACCCAGAGATGGTAATGAAATTAATGGCATCGCTAAAATTAACAGGTAAAAAGATTTATGATTTCTATGTATATGAAGAATTGTATAGAAAAGAATTAAGTAGAAGCTTTACGCACAAGGAAGAGAACTATAAAAAAGAAATAGAAAAATGAGTTTAAACAAGTTTGTATATACCGCAAAAGAAGTTAAGGGCAGTTTAACATCTTTAAGAAAAGAAGGAGTAAAGAAAGGAACGTGGACTGGATTTGATTCGCTGTTCGATAAATACTCTATGAAGAAAGGAAGCACCACTTATATCTATGCTGGGGCGCACCAAGGAAAAAGTCAGTTCGGATTTGAATTGATGATGAATACAGCTCAGTATTCGGGATGGAAGTGGGCAGTGTATAGCCCAGAAACAGGATCCCCGACTGAGGTCTTTGCCGAGCTACTATGGGTTTATCTTCGTAAGCCGTTCCTTATCAACGACCACATGACTGCTACAGATGAAGAGACAGAGAAGGCACTAGAGTTTATAAATGAACACTTCTTTATTATAGATAGTGGTCTACAAGACCTAACTATAGAAGGGTTCTATACTTGTGTACAGGAGATAGAAGAGTCTCAGTTTACAACAATAGATGGTTGCTTTGTCGATCCGTTTACTGAGATTAAAACAGATGTAAGTTCTGGTGTAAGAGATGACATAGCTATCGGACAGATACTTACGAAGGTTAGAAAGCACTCTTCAGAAAGAGACTACCATACCATTGTAACGGTACACACTAAACACCAACAGGCAAAGTACAAGAACGGAGTACCATATATGGATAAGCCTACTATGAATGACATAGCCGGGGGTATGCAGTGGAGTCGTAAAGGCATGATGGTTATAAATGTATGGAGATGTCCCTTCGGATTGGAAGATGGGAACGGAGTTCCGTATGAGCCTAACCAAGTTGAGATTACAATTGTTAAGGCAAAACCAAAGATTGTAGGCAAGCTTGGTTCGGTAACATTATTCTATGATAAACTAACAAACAGATACTATGAACTCGACAAAAAAGGAAACAAAGTCTTCGCAAGTCCACAGCCTAATTCTTGATCGTAAAGTTGCTTTTGCGAATCTTGTTAGAGCTTATATGAGATTTAATGTAGATGATGCCCTTAACATAGTTGTTGAAAAAGATGGCAATATATCTATCAATGGAAACTCGTATAAATTTGATGTATCAGACTACACGGGATGTACAGATAAATATATTTTTTTTAATCCTTCTTCTGGAAGACTTCTTGTCCAGGGAAATAATGTTAAAAAGATTTACAAAATAGAAGTTGATTTGCTAGATGAAATAAACTAACTTAGTTATATGGAAACAAGAGATTTAATTATCGAAGTTTCTGCGGAAGTTACAAACTTGCTCTTAGAGAAGAATGATGCCTACGGTGATTCAGCCCTTAATCCCGTAGGTATCTTCTCAAGAGGTGATGCCGTAGAAAGTTTATGCGCTAGGATTGATGACAAGCTTATGCGTATAAAGTCTAGAGGGATTACAGATGCTACAGAAGATACTGTACAAGATTTAATAGGATACTTAATTCTATTAAAGATTGCAACACGCAATGACAAATGAGTAAGTTCGGTGCTAGAAAATTCAATCAAGATTCCTACGACACTAACGATGCTTATGGAAAAGCTATCGTCACTGCCTGGCTTAAAGAACAAAGTTGGGTAAAAGAAATAATAGACGAAGAAGATTTTGGTATAGACCTAGAGGTTGTCGACTTAAAAGGTCGATCTCATTTCTTCGAGGCTGAGGTAAAGGGTAACTACCCTTGGTCTAATAGAGAATCCTTTCCTTTCAAAACTGTATCTTTCCTGGGTAGAAAGAAAAAGTGGGAAGGCAAGGGTTTTTATTATGTACTCGTTTGTGCAGAAACACAAGCCCTTTGTATAGCACACTCTTCAGAAATATTTAAAGAGGAGTTTCGTGAAGTTCGTAGAATAAAGACTGGACACAGAAACGGACTAGATGCTTTCTATCGTGTGCCTAAAGATTTATGCAGATGGATTTCACCGAAATAGAATTAATTCTACCAAAGCCACCAAGCTTAAATATGATTTATGCTGGTAAGCATTGGACTTATAGAAAGAAAAAGAAAGATGAGTATAAGATTATTTGTCAAGACGCTTTATCAAAATACGACAAGTTTACTTGCGAGGGTTTACGCATGGCTATATCGTATAACAGCCGTCTTGATATTGATAATGGTATTCTTGTTTCAAAGTTTCTGGCTGATACCCTTGTCTCTGAAGGTATCATACCGGATGATAATAAAGATTATTACACAGAAGTTAAGATTGTTTACGATGGGGATCTTCCAAAGAACACCTACAAGGTAATCCTAATTTGCAAAAATCTAAAGTATGTTGAGCAACCGTAACTATCAAACTTGTAAATTAATTAAGAATCGCATTGACCTATATCTATACGAGATGTCTAGGTTGTTTGCGAACCTTGGTACGGATTCTACACTTGAAGAAATTCAAGATGCTTATAGACAAGAGAATGACTATATAGATAAGATAGCAGAACTTGATCCAGACAAGGCTTTATCTATTAGACCATATGCCAATCTATAATACATACGAAGAAATAACAGATACTGAAGCAGACTTCATTATAAACCTGTATGAAAAAATCAAAGAGCTTATTATCAACGGACAGAAAGTCACACTTGTTCGTCTGGGTCATGAACTCAACATACAGTCCTCTGAGCTTTCAGACTACCTATTTGAAATTGTTAAAATAGTAGATAGAATTGAAGAGGAAGTACAACAAGGAAGCGATTGAAAATGAAGCAATAGCATCTGCAGCAAAAGGTCAGATAACTAATAGCTTAGGTAAGTTTATTCTACAAAGAGCTGAAGAGATATCTCACTTTGCTTTTATCACAAACGGAAACGAAGAACTTAGACAGTCGCTAATAGACGAGGCTGTTATGAGAGTGTGTTTAAAGTTTTTAGATTACTACAAGCCAGAGAAGAGTGCAGCCAATTTAATTATATCAATGATTTATTCAACAATGACGAATAAAATTGTATCTTTAAAATGGAGAGATGTTTACGGACAAAGGATAAAAGGCAAAGTCCTCGTTGTAGAAAACGGTGAGGCAAAATACAAATTAATACGATACATAAAAGACGAACAGATAAGTAAAGAGTTATGATGGAAATATATGAAGGTTGGTTTTTAGCTATAGGTATGGGCTTCTTGTTCGCATACCTTTTTGTTTTTGAACCATACGGTTGGCTGATAGAGAACATACTACCGTATAAGCCATTTAACTGCGTTCTATGCCTTTCTTTTTGGTGTAGCCTTATACTTTATAGTATAATGGATTTGCATCCGTTACACGCAATCTATACAAGTTTAATCGCAGAGCTAACTTATAGAAGACTTGTTAATGAGTAATGTAAATTATAAAAGCGACCAAGTGTTTTTATACTGGGACGAACCTATTTTTAATAACTCTAATTCTAATAACGATGATTCCAACACCGATGAAGACTGAAACAAGAAAGCAATATGTACAACGATGTAAACAAAATGGTGTTACAGATGTACAATCAGCTTTACAGTCTTGGGTTAAAGAAGCTAAAAAAACTAAATGATTATGGAAGAACTAAAGTATTTTCATTTGAGCGAATTTGATTCGCCAGATGTAGAAGGAAGTGGTGAACTAATGAACAAAGAAACATTGTCAATGCTAGAGATAGCTAGAGAAATTGCCGATATTCCTTTTGTTATAAACTCTGGTTACAGAACATCAGAACATAACCTAAGTGTTGGTGGTAAAAAGAACTCAGCTCATACTCGTGGCTATGCTTTTGATATAAAAGTGACTAATGGAATAGAAAGAATGAAGGTGGTTAATGCATTAATGCAGGCAGGCTTTAACCGAATAGGCATTGCTCGAACATTTATACATGGAGATAACGATCCTTCTTTGCCACAAAACGTGATTTGGACATATTAATAAATAAACATTATGATTAAAAAAGATTTTGACTACCAGGATGACTTCGCAGACTTTATTGACGAACTTGAAAATTCAGAGAAGAACAATAACGCTCAATGCTCCATTGATAATCCAGAGTGTGAAAACTGCGGTAGCTAGTCATGAGCGGCCCACTGAAGAAAATACTGGGGGGATCTGCCAAGGAGACTGTGGAAGCAGTTGCCAATGTGGTAGATAAATTTGTACAGAACCCAGAAGAAAAAGAAGCTGCTCGTCAAGCTATTGAACAAGAAATATCTGAGCGTTGGGAAAGCGATATGAGTTCCGACTCTTGGTTATCTAAGAACGTAAGACCATTAACACTTGCAACCATTGTTGCGTTTTTAATATCAATGACTTTCTTTGAGGGATTTGGTGTTAGTAATGTAAGCGAAAGATGGATTGGACTATGGGAAATGGTGAGCGTAACAGTGATAGGAGGTTACTTCGCAGTAAGAAGCGTGGACAAAAGGGGCCGACTAAGAAAGTAGAGTGGTGCGAATATGCACCAATAGAATGTACCTGTAAAGGGAAGTGTAATAAGGGGGGCTAAGATTAGCCCTCCTTATTTTTTTTGTACAGGTTGGTCATACGTTGTGCGGTGTATGCAATAGACAATACTAAAAGCACAAATTTAAGTAGATTCTCTACAGCAGAAAATGATATAGCAAGTGTACCAGCGTTCAAGAAGAACAGTTTAATATCGTTATGATCCATTAGTACTCAGTTGATTTGATTAATTGTAATCCAGAAGTACCAAAGTATGCAAATGTAACTGCATGATTACCGCTTGATTGACTTACACCACCGTGAACATTAACAATATTGCCTGCCATATCCTTGTACATCAATTTAATTCCACCAGCACCAGTAGCGTTTATTGTTATCGTAGCTGTAATGATACCAAATTTTGAAGAACCTAAAAAATTACTGTCTGCTTCAAAAACAAAGTCAACATTAGTAGCAGCAGTTCTTGTCAAAACTAATTTCTCAGCATCATCACGAAAAGTATATGTGCTTACGTTATCTGTATTAATAGTACTACCACTGTAAGGAACAATATTTGTTTCCCCTCCACCACTGCTTAGTGATGCTAAAGATACTACGCTGTTAAACGAACCACCACTACCGACAAACTCAAGATCAGTTCCATTAAGAGAAACATTAGAAATAAAGTTATTTGTGTCTACAACTGTAGAACTAATTACCCCATTGTTAATGTCAATCCCTGTGCCTGCAGTATAGGTTACACCACCACTTCCACCAACAGGAAATAGTGTTTCGCTACCACCAGGATTTACACGTTTAACGTGTGTATAGTGATCATCTTCATGGAACTCAATAGAGTATACTCCTTGTTTTCCTATTACTGCTTGAGATACGTTGATTAACTTTTTATTCTGCATTACAATCTGGATCTATAAGTTCTGTTGATGGGTAATATACTGAGCTATTGTAAACCTCTTCTTTGTTCCACAAGTCTCCAGTGCAACCTTCGTTATTAGCAATATCGTATAATTCTTTTGTGTTTTCTACAAAATCAGAAATTCTCTTAGCTATATAGCCTAACTTACTATCAATGTTTGTAATCAGTGTGTCAAGAACATATTGATCCTGCACACTTTCTTCTTTCTTAGTGTGAGCAGTTTGACTTCTTAACATTGTAATAGCAGCTTTAGATGAGTACATGGCTAAGATGTACTTCATTAGCTTAAATAAACTTTGTTCGTCTGTAGTGAGTGTTTGGTCTAGAACACCTGTCTCCATATGCTCATACAAGCAAGTGCCTAGCATATCTTGCAAAGATGTATATTGCTCTAATTGAATAATAGATAATAACGCAGCACGTTCCATTCTCTTTGGAAGAGGAAAGTTTTGGTACAGATAATTATCGTCAATGAATATTACGTTAACCATTGTTTATGTCTTCTGTGTTAGCACCTTTTATACTCTCTAGATTTATATTCTCTTCTACAACCTTTAGATTCATTTTGTCGTAACCGACAGTAGATAGTATTCTATTGATACCGCCTAAAATAATTTCTCTGTTAGGTAGTGTTTCAGTCGCTCTAAAAATTTGGTATGCGGTGACGAGTTCGTTACCGGTTCCTCCCAATTTTCCGGAAACCATGACACCAAATAAAGTAGGCGAAGTAATATTGTGAGCAGTAAGAATTTTAGCATCGTTCAGTCTTGATAAAACATCTACAGTTTTGTCTAAGTTTGCAATGTCTAACGGTGTGAACTTAGGAGCATCCTCTTCTTTCTTAACCCAGCTTACTATGAAGTTATCCGCTTGAGGGCCTGTGAAAGACTCTTTAAAGTTTTTGTACTCAGCTGCTTTTTGTTCATTTGACATATTGCGACCAATGAAAGTAGCGAGTACCTTTGGCGTGAATCCATTCTCAGCAGAGTTTTTAATGTGTTTACCAAACGAGAAATCAGATTCAATATAGTGGAAAGCAGATATATAGTTAGGAACTCCGTAGTAGGGATTCCCACTATAAGGATTAGCAATATATAATAAAGCTTCTGTCTGACCTTTGTCAAACTTATCGAAGGCTTTGATTTTTCTTGGCTCGTTGTGTTGTACTGAGTTTGCTCCGTATCCAAAAGTTCTCCTTACTATGTATTCTTTTACTTCTCCTTTGTCGTTTGGTTCTGCGGCACGAACACCTTTAACGTCTACAGACTTAATCTCAAGAATCTTTGTCTTCGCTTTGTTCCAACGAACATAGATTGCACAAGCACCCTTGGATTCATATTGAAATGCTGAGTGTAAGATTACATCATACATTCCTTTGTTGTTTCCAGAACAATTTTTAAGAAATACGGTAAGCTCTTGTTGTGATTTTTTTGTAGAAAGAAAGTCTAGATTATAATCAATATCATTACCAGCAATCATCTTAGCTTTTTTAGTCAAGATGCCTGCGTGTACTGGTGATTGACGTAACATTCTTTCCAAAATAACAGGAAAATCATCGTTTACACCAAACTTAATATAGTCTCCAATATTTGTATGGCCTAGTTTGTATCGACCATTGAGATCTATAATTGAATTTTCAAGTTCATTTATAGACACTGTAGACTCCGTAGCTTGTACGTTAGTTACAGATGAAAAAAAGTTTGTGATGTTGTCTATTAATCCCATTACTATAATCTACAAATTAATAAGATGAAAATGTTATAGTATCTTCATATATACCAGTGCCTGTTTGTGTTGTAGTATATGACTCTACATTACATAAGTAAGATACTTTAGAAGAAGCATTAGTGAGGGTGAGATAATACTCACCCCCTTCTAATGAATTTGTAACTAAGTCTATATTTAAACGTATAAAGTCATTACATATAGACAAGTTATTAAGGTCTTGAAGGTCGGTAATAGTAACTGTTTGATTCCCAACTACTTTCTCAAGAAGTACATCAAACGAGTTTACTACATACTCTAAATTTTTTACAAATGATAATGTATTTACCGATCCTGTCTTTAACCTTTTCATTTACTCTTCTTGTTTTGGTTCTTTTAGTTCACCTGTTGTTAGGTCAATCTCAACATCTCCGTGTTCCTCACGGATTGATGCTTTCTCTTTTTCTAACTTGTCAAGCAACTCTTTATAAGCTTCCACAGCACGAGACTCTTCTACACGCATATTGGTGATTTGAGAATCAAGATACTTTAGAGTCTTGATGATGTTGTTCAACTCAGTCAACTGTTCTTCGTTAATCTTTTTCATAATCTATTATTATAATAATTTAATAATATAAATATATATAATATTATTATAATAGTGTGGATAATGTTAATATTTATTAATAAGGTACTGCTTGTCCTCCGGTTGCTCCGGCTGTCCAATTATTTGTTTCGTCTACAAACTCACCGCTTTCCATCGTAGCCTCAAACCCTAAGCCTGTAGTTAACCCTGCATCGGATGCAGTAGAACCCTTGCCTATAGCGTATAAATCCACTATCTCAGATGAGGTTAAAAGTCTATTAAACCAAAACGCTACATTATCAAAGTCTCCTGCTCTATCAGCATTGCCGTTAAAAGCAACATTGATGTGCATATTTGTCTTAGGGAATGGTGACCTTGTACCATTAGCCTGTGTAATAGTAGTGGTAAAAGCAACTCCGTTCCAATATAGTTTTAATCCACTTGATGCTGCTGCTTGAGTTGGGTCAAATGTACCTGCGATATGAGCAAATCCATCTTCATTAACAGGCCCTGTTGATGTGCTATGCCAACGTGAGATATTTCCAGACGCAGCATTTTGATTAAGTGCCCAATTCAAATGATGGTTAGAACTTCCGGCTCTATATCTAAATACAAGTCTATTGAAACCATAATCATAAATACACATAAGCCTATCTGTATTATTTCCGTTACCTGCATTAATTTCAAACAACAAAACATTGACATCTGTTGCAGCCCAAGATGGCTTTATCCACATGCTAAAAGAAAAAGGACCAGCACTATCCCCAGCATTACCTGTAAAATTTGCACCACCATCGTTCTCGGCAAAGTCCCAATACAAATCGTTTGGGGTAGACGAGGTATATCCGTAGAAGTCTGATATTGCATGAGGTGCAGTAAAACCTACGGCTGCAGAAAGTGTAGCCAGGCTACCACTTGTAGAGCCAATCTCAGTTCTTATGTCATCTATGCTTAAAGCACCACTACTTGGTAAGGCCATCAAGTCTTGATTTTAGTTCTTCAATTTGTGCTTGTTGCTCTTTAAGAGCCTCAATCAATACAGCAGTTATGTTTCCGTATGCTACGGACTTCATGCCTTCTTCGTCAGTATGTACAAGTTGTGGTACAACTTCTTCTAACTCTTGCGCTATAACACCTACAGACTGCTTCTCCTCGCCTATCTTATTGTATGTGACACCTCTCATCTGCTTAACAGACTCAAGTGCGTTAGGAAGCGTCT